CTATTAAGAATAGCACCATACAAACTGTTAAGATTAATCTTTTTAACAAGTTGTCGTTTGTCCCAATATTCTTCTTCAACTTTGTTTCCAGCTTTAATTGCATCTTTTAATTTGGCCTGCATTTCCTTACGTTCTGCATACCAACGCTTTAACAGCCCAGGAATAATACCTTCTTTTTCATAAGTGAAAATAGTACCGTTTGCTGAAAGCATCCAAGGCTGATTGCTTTCGTAAATAAGTCTATAAACTTCTGCAGCACTTAAGATATCAGTTTCGCCATTTTCCCAATCGATAGTTATATCAGTTCCAATCTCTTGATTCATTACAGCTTCATATTCTAAACTACCAAAGACACCTTCCCAAGATGCTGCAAAACTCTTGCCTTTCGCCATTTGTAATTCGATAAATTCTTCTGTTTTTGTTTGTCGTAATTGTCCAATAATAGTCTCTGGACCCATATTTAATGCACGAATAGCTGACGGATACAGACTGTTAATATCTAAAGATCCAACCCAGTCTACAATGCCTTCTTTAGGAACTGCCACATACGCACCAGCCGCAGCCGTATTTTCTTCTCGGTCGTCTTTCTTAATACGATTAGGAACTTGAAAACCTCTGCGGTGTGCTTCGTTAATAATAGCTTGTTCAGTGACGGCCACAGCGCCCATTGTAGTTTGCAACAATACTGTATTTTCATGTGCTAGTGTGTTAGCAAGATCCATGAACTTTAATTTTTTATCTAAATCGTCAAGAAGTTTACAGTCATTAATATTATATTCAACAAATGTTTTAAAATCATTATTGTATAGTTGATCAAGTGTACCTTCGTATTGTGTTTTACGTTGACCCAATTCATATTCTGCAATAGCATCTAGTCTATAACTATGTCGTTCTTCGTATGTATACTTGCGATATAATTCGAGATAATCTAAATGTACACGACCGACATAATCGTAAGTTGTACTAGTACGACCGTATTTTTCGTATTCGCGTTTTTTAGGTAATTGATCAAATAAACAAAATCGTCTAGTATCTTCTTTACTCAATGCCTTGATGACACGATTAGTAGTATAAGGCACGTCAAATCCTTCGCTATTCCAACCACTAATAACATCAGCATCTTGTATAAGATCTAAGAACATGCTTAATAAATCTGCTTCGTTATCGAACAAATAAGTATTGGGAAAGTCCTTAACCATTTCCTTAGCTTCTTCCATCTTAAGACCTTTAGGCGGAATAGCTAAACATACCATAGTTTCCAACCATTGTAAGTAGACAGCAATCGCAGTGATTGGCATAAATGCATCGTCTGGACTAGCATAGCCACGCTCCGGATCAAAGTCTACCTCAATATCAAAGAACGCTGTGTGTAATTTAGGAGGATCTTGGTTAAGATAATGTTCGCTTAGTGTTACAAAGATTGGATTAATATCAGACTCATATAAAGTCTTGCCGCTATTAATGGCTTGTTCTTTGCGTAGTTCTTTTGTATTTTTACAAACAATACGTGTAAGTGTATCACCGTAGATTGATTGAAATTTGCCCTTAGGGTCTTTGACGTAAAATGTGTGCTTGACAGGAATGTCTCGAAATTCACGTTCACCTTTTTTGTTACGTTCAACAACTCGAATGATATCATTCTCGCGGTCAAACCATGCGTCTACATACGACATAAATTTTCTTCTCCATGCAATTTGAGGCTTGCAAACACCTTCATGCGGTTTATGGCCCGCCGACCTTTCCTAGTATACTTAGTTAGATACGTTTTGTAATATCTAAAATAGCTTCAATTTCTTCCCAATCTGCATTATAAGCCTGCCAATCGCCTTTATGTGCAATTTTAATTGCACGATTGATAACACTTGGTTTTACTTGTAATTCTTCTGCTACAGCCTTAACTGTTTCTTTTAAACCTTCTTGTAAATCTTCAACTTCACGCAGAACAGTTGAACCTTCTGCAATCAAACGTTCTAATTTTGCCTTTTCTTCGGGACCATAACTACGACCTGACATATTATCTCCTTAACTATATTGCCTATTATATACTAATTATCTTGTAAACACAACCTTTAGAGGTGAAAATGGCAGAAATTAATCTGCCATTTTACTTGATTAACCTCGAGCAATCTTTAACCAACGAGCTAGTTCATCATGGTATGATTCTTTAACACCGTTTGTATTTGGCATAGATGTACCATCTTTTCCAATAGTTGTTCCACTAGGTATCAATTTACTACCAAATAAATCTTTACCATCTGGGCCTGTAACTGGTGATGGAGATGTTTTAAATTTACCAGAATTATCTGTAGTAGTTCCTGCAGGGCTTGATGCTGTTCCAGATTTGTCAGCAGCCTTTTTCTCTCCAGCAACTGAAGTTGCAGCTGCTTCAGCTGCTTTCTTTTTATCAGCATCTGACACTGGACCTGCTGCGGTTCCTGGACCACTAGGAATAGTAGTTGCAGCGTTACCGCCTTTGTTTGGATCTAGATTAGAACTGTTAGAATGATCAACTTTGGCGATAACTTGATCACCGTGCGCTACAGCTTTGGTCCAGGCTGGATCTACATCTTTAGGATCGTGTGCTTTTTCTAATGCACGAATCTTGTCAATGATTGCTTGCTGTTCTGGAGTTACTTTACTAGCCGATGCATCTGGAGTAGTTGTAGGAGTATCTCCTGTTGTTGTACCAGTATCAGCAGATCCTATTCCACTATTATCACCGCCACCACCTGTTGTTGTAGGTTCTGGAGTATCATCTCCGCTTAATGCTGCCGCACCACCGATACCTAGTGCTGTAGCACCTAACCCAGCTTTAATTGGATTCTTAGCAATTGCAGCTCCGGTCTTAAGCCCAGCTTTTTCAGCACTAGATAATGCTTTGCCTCCGGATCCGCCCATCTTAGCTAGTCGTTCTGCAGCTGCTGGACTTGCACCACCCTTAACAGTAGATCCTATAAATTTACCAGCACCTTTAACAGCATCTTTACCCATGTTCCACAATGCACTTCCTAGTCCTTCTACAATTTCAACTTCGCCTTTTTCATAAGCATCGTTAATAACTGATATAGTAGTTAAGTCTGTTACTTGTTCACCGATACCATTATACATATAATAGTATTCGTCTAGATAATATCTTTGTTCTAGTGTTTCTCTAATTGCAGCTTTAGTTTCAATTAATTGTAAACGTTCTTGTAAACTACGAATACCTTCGGCAACTGTTTGCTGGGATTCTTTGATTCCAGCTTTGCCATATGTTGCTGGGCCTGGTAATCCGTCCGGAGTAAGACCTTGCGATTGTTGCCATGCTACTAATTTTTGTTTTGTTTCTGGACCCATCATACCATCTGGTTTTGCACCAATTATTTTTTGTAATTGCATTAGTTTTGCATCACCGCCAGTTGTTCCTGTCGGAGATGCAGCATCTCCAAATTTACCAGCTTTATAATCACGTGCTAGATTAGCAGCATCTAACCCCATTGATACTGCACCACCTACTCCAGGCACTAGACTTAATGCGGCACTAACACCTGCAATTCCTGCGCCAGTCCAATCACCTTCTTGGGCACGTTTGATAGCATCTACAGTACCAACAACTAATCCAACACCTGGAATTAATTTGCTTAACATTTTACCACCAGCTTTTGCACCTGCCTTAGCAGCCACTTGTGCAGCCGCTTCTTCAGCACTCTTTGCAATAGGAACGCCAGCTTTTTGTAAACCAGCGGCAATCTTTGGTGCTTCGGCAGCTGCTGCTGGCGCTGTTTTTGCTATATCTGCAACTCCGGTAGATGCAGCTTTCATCTCAGGTGCTGCATACTTTACATTACTCACATTACCTTGCATTTGTCCGCCACTAAAATTAGGAGCGGCTTTTGGAACTTCTGCTTTCGGAACTTCTGCAGCAGGTAATTCTGGTGCTTTATATGAAGCACGGCCAGCTTCAACATTTGCGCCAGCTGAACCTCTAGCGGTCAACGGCTTATCCAATGGATCAGCAACATTATATTTTGTTCGCATAAATCCAGGAAGATTTGGATTATCTGCGAGTTCATCTAACTGATAGCCAAAACTTTCAACAAGGCTTTGTGCAATACCTGAATTAAATTCTGTACCTTCTCTGTATAGTTGATGATACAAATCAGTTCCTCCACCGGCTAAACCAGTAACAGCAGCACCCGGTAACCCTCCTACTACAGCACCAGGGATTGCGCTAGCACCTGTTGCCAGTGCAAGTTCTTTCCAATTAAGTGATTTATTTTTAGGTTTAGGAGTTGGTCCAGGAGTTGGTCCAGGAGTTGGTCCAGGAGTTGGCATTGGCGCAATATCGCCTTTTATTGTTGCTTCTAGTTGTGCAATTAGTTCTTCTAATTTTTTAGCATCATCATTTGCAACAGGAGTTGGTCCAGGCGCTGGGGCCGGAGCAGGAGTTGGTTTGTCTATATCTACCAATGCTTTAGGATCGACATAGGCATACCCTCCTTTGTCAATAATTTGTAAACCGGCTGCACGAATACGTGCTGCATCCTTTTGACTTTCTCCAGGACCGCCTGATTGCATCCACTTAAATGGATATCCTTTAGGTTGGGGAGTACCGATCTCACCGCCATCGTCTCCGTAAAAAATTTGTCCAGTTTTTGGATTAATAGCTATTCCAAAACGCGGAATTTGATTCATTGGTGTATTTGCTATTTTTTTAACATCGGCAATCGCAGCTGATTTAGCATCATCTGATTTAAATTTATCGTATGCAGCACGTTGCAGATCTGTATCAGAAGGAGGTTTGCTTTCTTCTGCAATGTGATCCAACCTTGTCATTAAATCTCTTAAGTTCATTATTTTTCCCCGACTTGATATATTTATTTTACTGAGCATTTAGGCACTAGTTTACCGTTTTTAGTTTGCATGCCTGTTTGAACTTGTCCTGCACGACACACACTAGTTTTCTTTTTTGGCTTAATTGTTTTAGGTGCTGGTAACACATCTTCACCGATATTTTTATCTATTCCTCGACTAGCAACTCCGCCTTGCTTACGTTTTTTAGCAAGTTCGCTAATACCGTGGCGAATTTGTTCCAAATTTTGTTCTAGCCCCATGAACATACCACCCTTGGCTTTTGCACAAATTTGTTCCCAAGCAAGTAAATCGTTTGACTCTGCTAATTCAGCAAGCTCTTTTAGTTGAGCACGAGTGCGCATGATACGATCTTTAAGTGTTGCTGGATTAGCTTTTTCGTGACTATGAATTAATGGATTATTTGGATCTTCAGAATCCATAGCAATTGGAGCTTCGTCTACTACATAATTACCCATACCAGGACCAACAGTAGGTGCCTTAATTGCACCGTGTGTGCTCATTGGTATATCAAAATTTTCTTTCATTAATACACGTTTAGCAATAACACCAGCGTACTGATTAATCAATTGCTGTTTTCGTGTGCTTTCTTCTACTTGTTCTTGTTCAACTTCGTGAAAAAATTTATTAAGTAAACTTGGTTTACGTTCCGTAACGGGAGCAGATTCTTGCTTTTGATAATGTTGCATTGCCATTTGTACAGGTAATGCAACTTTATGTGGATCTTTACCTTCGTGCAAATTTTGCACAGTGGCATTTTTATCTACAATAGATAAAAACTTAGCCATGTCATTAGCAC